CCCGTGAAGGCATACTGCAGCAGATCCCTCGCCGCGGCGCTCTTCGCTTCCTTGCTGGCCTGGGCCCCGCCTTCTTCCAGCGCCTTCCCGACTTCCGCCACCTTTTCGACCTGTTCCCGGGCTTCCTTTTGCTCCTCGCTTTCGCCCTTGAACAGCCTGGCTAACGTCGGATATACCGTCGTGGCGATGGCGGCAAGGGATACCGCGAAGGTAAGTTTCCCCAGCACGCCGGAAAGCGATGTGAACATGCCGTCTGCCGCTCCCGCGGCCCCGGCCACGGATCCGGCCGCGTTGAACCCGCTGATCACCTTGAAGTTTGCCGCCAGTTCCGCGATGGATCCCAGCAGCTTCACGCCCTTCCCGGCGACCCAGAACCCCGCCAGCACCTCAAATCCGTGGATCACTTTGTTAATGTTTTCATCCTCGCTGATCCACTCCAGCGCGCCGGCCAGCCCCTGCATGGCTTTCCCGATGGCCTTCACGATCCCGTTGTCGCTCTCTTCCAGTTTCTCCCCGGCTTCTCTCAGCTTCTCCGCGGCCTTTTCGATCGCCATCTTGATCCGGTCGAAAAACTCCGTGATATCCTTCTCCAGGTTGGCCAGGTCTTCGTCGCTTCCGCTGTCCACAAACTTGATCAGATCCTCCAGGATCCGCTGCGCGTTCCCCGTCAGATCCAGCGCCAGCTTCGCGAAGTGTTGCGCTTCAAATTCATCCAGGAAGGCCCGCCACGTCACCTTGATCTTGTCAACATTTTCCGCCAGCGTTGCCATGTCTTCCATCTGTTCTTCCGTCATGCCGACCCCGCCGGCACTCTTGTCGTACAGATTCAGGCTCTGCTGAATTTTGTCCCATTCGTTCAGGATATTCAGGATCTTGGTGGCCCGCTTCTCTCCGAAGACTTCCCCGGCTGCTTCCAGCCGTTTGTCATAGTCCATCTTTGCCAGGCTGTCCATCACGGCCATGGCATACTGCCATTTATCCGTGTAGTTTTCTCCGCTGACCCCTGTGACCTCAGTAATTTTCTGCTGGTTGCCCAGGTTGATCCGGGATACGGCGCTCTGCAGATCGGTGAAACTGTCGTGCGCGCTCTCTACGGCCCGGCTCCATTTCTGGATCGTCTCCATGTCCGTATTCCAGAAACCCGCCAGGTCGCCCCAGTCATTAGCCCGCGCGGCCAGATCCATCATGTCTTCCCATACCGCGCCGATCGCGCTGCTGACCGTGCTCACCATCCCGCTGAAGATGCTTTCAATGGTCCCGGAAATGGCTTCCCCCGCATCCGCGATCTTCCCGATCGAATCCGCGAAGGATTTCGCGGCCACGGTGGCCTGGTCGGCGTTCATTTTCGCCTGCTGGAAGGGAATCGCTTCCAGGTCGCTCCGCATGTTGCCCAGCGTGGCCCGGGCCTCGTTCAGCTTCTGCTCCCACTTTGCGACGGCGTCCTCGTTGTCCCCGTATTTTTCCCGAACCTCTTCCAGGGCCTGCCGGTAGGTGGCCACCACCTTCTCCTGCTCCTGAATCTGCTTCTTCAGGGATTTCGCCCGGGTCTCCGTCTTCTGCTGTTCCGTGGCGTTTCGTCCCAGTTCCGCGGTCTCCGCCTTCAGCTCGCTCCGCAGTGTCCGCAGGTTCCGCTGCGCTTCCTTCACCGCCTGGTTGTATTCCTTCTCGCCCTCCAGAACAATCCGCTGTTTGATCTCTTTCGCCACGTGTCACACCAGCTTTCTGATACTCTTGCCCCAGTTGATCTGCATGTCGTAGTCCATGCGGATCTTGTACATATCCATAATCCATCCCGGCATCATGTGCCGGGCGCTTTCGATGGAAATCCCGGCGATCAGTGCATACCCGTAGTATTCACGGGCCCTTGTTGACCGCCGGCTTCCCCGTTTTTTTCTTCATATTCTGCTTCGTAGGCGTCCTGGACATTGTCATCCGCTTCGCCTCCGTTGGTTTCGCTCTCCATGCCCTTCGCCACCGCCGCCTGGATCGCCGCGCTGATCTCCGCGATCTTCGCCATGCTCGTATGCGAAGAAATTTCCTCGCCGGTCACATCCTCCGGCATCCCGTCCAGGTTCCTCTGGCAGTTCGCCAGGATGGCGAACAGCTTCCGCACGGATTTCCCCATGCTTTTCCCGCCCCGCAGCGCCTCAAACGCCTGCCGGACGCCTCCGTATTCTTCCTCGACCCTCTCCAGGGCCCACAGGTCAAACCGCAGCCGATACAGCTGCCCGTTGATCCTCACTTCCGGCTTCTGTTCCGGTTCCTGTTTCTTTTTGTTCTCTTCCATTTGTCCTGCCCTCCGTTTTCTGTCAACTAAAGAAAGGCCGGAAGGACCGAAGCCCCTCCGGCCGTGTTCGTCAGGTGATTCCCGCCTTGCCGTTCAGCCAGGTCCGCACCAGTGCTTCCGTGGCCAGTCCGGTCTTGTGGGCGTAGAAAATCACGTCCCCGCCGGATGTCAGGATCACGCCGCTGCTGCTACCGTTGATCGTCTCATGATCGAACTGGGTCTGATCCCGCCGGGTGTTCGCGGTCACCCCGCCGCTGGTGAACTGGATCTTGTAGAACCAGTACCCCTCGTAGGTGGTGGTTCCCTTGAACCGGTTCGCAAGGATGAAGCCGCACCCGATGAAGGGCGCGTCCGCCCCCGTCACCAGCAGGCCGTCATTGCTGTCCGTGACATGCCCCAGGAAATCCTTCAGGATGTCATCATTCGTGTTGGCCAGCTCCAGCGCCAGCGTCACATAGTTCAGGATGTTCTCGCTGTCGATCTGGTGCCCGTCGGCGTATTCCTTCACGTCGCCGCGGTTCTCCCCGATGTCCACTTTGCACAGGTAATCCGTCAGCGCCTTGCCTCCGGTGTAGGTGATGGCGCCGCCATCGCCGCCGGAAGAGTATTTGGCGTAGGTCAGGCCCTTGCAGGTTACTTTTGCCATAGGTCTCTTCCTCCTCTTGCTGGCGCTTAGCCGCGCCGTTATTTGTTCAGCTCTTCCATCTGCCGTTCACTCTCGGCCTGCATGGCCGCCGTGACGGCTTCCTCGGTTTTCTTTTCGTTCCCGGTGATAAACTTGTCGCCCGTCAGGTTCCTCCGCGGATTCCCCCGCGGCCGCTTCGTAAAGGGCCTCTGGCCCTTGCCGTAGTTGATCACGTAGGCCTTCGTCGCGTTCCGGGTGCCGTTTCGGTCGTCTCCCTGGGGATACACGTCCACGCTGCCGCCGTGCAGCGTTTCCCGGTATTCGTTCGTGCCGATGCTTTCCAGCATGTCGCCCGTGCGGATATGCTGCCGCGCCTTCGTGTCCTCGATCATCCGCTTTTCCGCCGCGGCGGCTCCGGCTTCCACGATCTTCCGGATCATCGGCCGTCCCATCCGGTTCAGCTGCAGGTCGATCATCTCAAACCCGCTGACCCTTGTCGTCGCCATCAGTCGCTCCCCTCCTCGGGTTCCGCTTCCGGCTCTTCCTCCGGGTCTTCTTCCGGCTCTTCCTCGATCTCGATCGGCCCCCACATCGTCACCCGCCACCGCCACATGACCTTGTTCAGGTCGTAAAGGTAGTTACGGCTGATCAACAGCCATCCGATCTCGTGCGCGTCCGCGAAGTCTTCCAGCACCGCCTGGACCTCGTTCCGGATCCGGCTTCCGCGCCCGCTGATGCACACCCAGATGTCCAGCGTCAGCGTCTGGTCGATCATCTTCCCGTCGGCCCATTCGCCGCCGTCCTGCCCGGTCAGCTCCACCGCTGCCCAGTCTTCCGGCCGGTTCGTGTCCAGGACATCCCGGTCGAAGGTCACCCCATGAACGCCGTCGTTCAGTGCATCGATCAGAAGGTCGATCTGATCCCGCTCCTCGGTTTCGGTCGTTTCGGTCTCTTCGATCGGTTCCAGCTCCTCGCTCATCCTTTACACACCCCCGCCCGCTACACTCCGGCATTTCAGCCGCAGATAGTCCCGCATATATCCCAGGTGATTCACTTCCAGCACGCCATAGGTCGCGCCGCCGTGGCGTACGCGCCAGGTCGTGTCGATATCGTCCCGCCACCGGATCGTGAACGTGACGATGTCCTCCGCGTTCACCGCGTGGGCCTGGAAGAACTCCCTGCCGCTGACGTCGCTTTTCGCCGCCGGCACCGTCGCCGCGTCCACGTATTCGGTCTTCCGCCGGTTGTGTTCGCCCGTGGTGGTCACCGGTTTGATCAGCGTCACGACTTGTCTCAGGTCTCCCGCCTTGATCTTCATCCAGTCGTCCCCCTTATCAGCCTTCCGGCCTTCTCAGCTGGTGCACGCTGGTGACGATGTAGGGAGGGATGGCCGCGTTCGCCTCCGCGTTGCCGCGGTTGTCATACATCCAGGCCGCCAGGTTGCATACCCAGAACTCCCACAGATCGCTCTCTTCCCGTTCCGGTACCCCTGCCGCCTTGTACCACTCCACGGCCGCGCGATAGCACATCTCCAGCACGGTGTCCGGCACGGTCGGATCGGCTCCGGCAAACCGGCGTACCTTCTCCATAATGCTTTCGGCCATGGTTTCACTCCTCACTTGCTGGTGGATTTTTTCGCCTTCGGCTTCGCGGCCGGCGCCGTCTTCGCGGCAGGCTTTTCCGCCTCCGGTGCCGCGCCGGCCCGCTCAGCCTTCAGCGCCTCCACTTCGATTTCGAGCTTCTGGATCTTTTCCTCCATCCGCTCAAACCTCTCGTTGACTCTCATCGTCCTGCCCTCTCGCTGGCTTAGCCTTCAGTGGGCGCGACGGCGGCCCACTCGCCTTCGTCGCTCACGGTCAGAACCTTGCCCACGTCGCTCGCGGTCACCAGCGGCAATTCCTTCGCCAGGTTGCCGGCGACCCACTTCCCGCCGCTCACCATCAGAACCTTTCCGTTGTCGTCAGCGGTCACCGCAGGAAGTTCCGTCACTTCCACGCCCACCAGCTTCTCGGCGATCTCTTCCAGCGCCTTCGTCATCTTGCCCATGTTCGTTTCCTCCTCTTTTGTTTTTTCATGGAAAGGGCGCAGGCTGTTGATCACCTGCGCCCTGGGTTCCTGTTTATCAGGAAATGGTCAGCTGCCGGCGCACGGCCGCGGAGGCGTCGAACTTCGTGGCGCCCAGGCGCACGATGCCGCGCACTTCGGTCATGTCCTTCGCCCAGGCATTGCCGCCGATGTCGGTGGAAGCCACTTCGAAGCCTTCCTTCCGGAACATCGTCGCGAACTCCTTGAAGTCGCCGATGAAGAACTCCGGCTTGTTGCTGGTGTTGGGCAGCTGCGCGTTGGACACCTTCACGATCTGGCGGCCGAAGATCCGCAGCAGGGTCGCGTTGGTGGGATCAGGCTGCAGCAGACCGCGGCCGTTCAGGTCTACCAGCTGGTCCAGGGCGTCGAAACCGCTCTGGTTGGTCAGGATCACGGCGCTCAGGCTGATCGCGGGATCCAGGGTCTTGTTCAGGATCGTCTTGATCGCGGCGTCCGCTTCGATGCTGCCGCTGGTCAGGGCGGATGCGGTCAGGGTCTTCAGCGCGGTGATCAGCAGGCTGTTCTCGGTCAGGATCAGCTTCTTGGCAAACCAGCGGCCCAGGTAGGGCATCAGGTTGGCCACTTCGTCGTTCAGCAGTTCGTTGCTGATCGGGATCCGCAGGCCGTACTTGGTCAGCGAATAGGTGACCTTGGCGAAGGCGGGCTGATCGCTGTTGTTGGCCACGGTGCCCATCTCGTCGATGCTGGGCATCGCGGATGTGGGCGCGGTGTCGATCACGCGCCAGCCGGTCGGGGCGGTCACGGTCTCTTCCGTGAACAGCGGGGCCAGGGGGTTCAGCTCCCTGCGCAGTTCGCGGATGGTGTGGTCGATGTCCTCGGGCACCAGGAAGCCGCCGTCGGTGCCGGCGGGGTTGCCGCCGCCCTCGGTCAGGGCGTCGAACAGGATCTTCACGTTCTCGTTGCCCGCGCCGTTCTTCCGGGTGATCCCGTGCTTCAGGGCGTAGCAGAAGGCCCTGGCGTACTCATTGGACGCCAGCATGTCCTTCAGGCTCTTGGGCTTCTCCGTGGGGACCGCGGGAACCAGGCCGGCCTTCTGGCCTTCCTGCAGGGCGTTGTAGCTCGCCTGCAGCGCCTGCATCCGCTGGTTCATTTCGGCGATGGCGTCCTGCTGCTTCTGGATCTCATCCATGGCAACGGCGCTGTCTCCGGCGTCCTTCGCCAGCTTCTGGTTGGCGGCCTTGATCTGGCTGCCCAGGGTGGTGATCTGGTTCATCAGTTCCTGCAGATTCATGTTGTTCTTCCTCCTTGTTTTTGTTGGTCTGCATAGTTAAAGGCGTCCACGTGGACGCCTTTTGTCAGTAAGTGATTCCCGCGGCGATTTCCGCGCGCTGCGCGATCTCCGCGCGCCGTCTGATCTCCGCGCGCTTCTTCGCCTCTTCTTCCTTGTCAGGATCCTTGTCCGGATCCTTCGGGGGATCCTTCGGATCCTCTCCCGGTTCCTGTTTTGCGTGGGCTTTCTCCCACCGCTGGCACAGCTTCCGGACCTCTTCCGGCGTGGCCCGTGTCATGCTGCTGGCGCTGACCATGGCGCTGGCCCGCACTTCGCCGCCGTACACGCTGTCCGCGAACCCCTCCTCGACGCAGCGCGTGGCGCTCATCCAGGTCTCGTTCTCCAGCATCTTCTTCAGCTCGTCCCGGCTTTTTCCGGTCCGCCGCTCGTAGACGGTGATCAGGCCTTCGCTGATCTCGTCCAGTGTCTTCGCGGTTTTCCGCATTTCCTTCGCGTCGCCCATGGCGATGGTCCACGGGTTGTGGATCATCATATAGGCCACCGGGCTGATCAGGATCTCGTCCCCGGCCATGGCTACCACGCTTGCCGCGCTGGCCGCCAGGGCGGTGATGATCACCTTCACCCGGCCCTCGCCGTTCAGGCTGTGCTCCCGCAGCGCGCTGTAGATCTCCGCGCCGGCCATCACGTCCCCGCCGGGACTGTTGATGTGCACGGTCACGTTCTTCATGCCCTTCAGCGCCATCTTGAACTCCCGGCTGCTGCACTCGTCGCCCCACCACACCTCTTCGGCGATCGGGCCTTCAATGTCCAGCACTCCGTCCTCCGGCGCTTCAGTATCCGGGATCAGGTTCCAAAACCTCGGCATCAGGTTTCATCCTCCTTTCCTGCAGAAGTCTGCCCGCCGAGCAGCATTTCTGGATGCTCCACCGCGATCCGCAGCGGGATCAGGTCCCGGCTGCTCATTAGCAGGTCGCCCACCGGATCCGGCGGCAGCCCCAGCTCCGCGCGCACCTCGTTCGGCTTGCGCCAGCCGCCGCGGATCGCCATCTGGTTCCGCTCCGCGGTGGTTTTCACGTCCGCGCGGGTCAGGCTCGCCGTGTCAAACCGGAACCTGTAGCCTTCCGCGTATTCCTGCGGCGTCAGCACCTTCCGGTTGAACTCCTCCTCCCACTGCTGCACGATCGGTGTGATCGTCAGCTGCAGGTATTCCATCATCTCCTGTTCCACGCCGCCGGGCGCCGCGTCCGTGTAGTCGCCCAGCAGGTGCGGCGGCAGGTTGTACACCGTGGCCACCCGGTTCCGCGTGATCCGCTCTACGTCCAGCAGCTGCGCGTCCACCGCATTCGCGCTGAAGTTAGTCGCCGTCATTCCGCCTTCCAGGATCACCACAGACCGCCCGCTCTTTTCGTAGGTTTCCAGGAACCGGTCCACCGCTTCATCCTTTTGCGCCTGGGAAAGGCCCACGTTCGGAACCGTCAGCATCACGCCGTGGTTCACCCCGTCCAGCTGATCCAGGCTCATTTCCTTCACCTGGGTGTCATAGTCCAGGCTTTTCCGCAGCACGTCGATCGGCCGGATCCCGCGGATCCCGTTCGCGCTCATGTGCTTGATTGCCAGGATCAGAAACCCGGGCGCCAGCGCTTCCTGTCCGTCGTCCATGGTCACGCTGTACCAGATGTTTCCGTCCTCATCCTTTTTCGGGATCACCCGGGTCGGGTTCAGGATGTCCAGGCGCATCAGCTGGCCCATGCTGTTCAGCACGCGCAGAGCATAGGCCGTGCCCTCCGTGTTCTTCAGCGCCTCCATCGTCTGCTTCCAGGAAAACGCGGAAAAATTCGGGTGCGGCTCCAGGCTCACCAGCCGCTCCAGCGGGTGGTCCTCCTGGATCTTGAACCCCTTGTACAGGTGCATCGGCATGCTTGCCACCGTATTGCTGATCCGGCTCACCGCGGCGTAGATCGCCTCGTTCCCGGTGATCGTCGCGTCCGCCCGCGGCCGGGTGATCGTCCGCAGCTCCTGCCGACGCACAATCCGCGGCTTGTCCCGCGCCTGGGCCCTGGTTCTCTGGAATGGCCACCTCATCTTGTCATCTTCTCCTCCTGTCGCTCAGCTCTACCACCCGGATACTTGGAGCTGTGTATTCTTGCCCTGCGGGCTGCTTCTGCATCCGGATGCAGTGCGCGTCCAGCCAGGCCATGAAACCGTCGATCTTCCGGAACTTGTTCCGCTTCATCGGCATCCAGTTTTCCTTGTCCCGGTGCCGCCGCTCCCCGCTGATCCGCACGTTGTCCGTGTACCAGCTCAGCATCGGGTCCCGGTTGCTCACCACCTGGCCCGCCAGCAGAAGCTCCTTGATGTCCTTCATTGGGTCGTTCAGCGTGATCGGCCCCTGGCGCACCACCTGCACGTCAAAGGCCGGGTAGTCTTTCCCGCCGACTTGCAGCATCTGCCGCAGGCGGGTCGCGTTCGCCGGGTCGTAGCCGATCGTCACGATCTCGTACTTCTTCGCCTGCTCCACAAACCAGGCATGCACGTCTTCCTGCTGGACGTATTCCCCGGGCACGATCGTCAGGTATCCCTTCATCTGCAGGCCGTAGTAGTCGATCTTTTCCTGGTCCAGGTCCACCTTCCGCTGCGGCACCCAGCTGTGCAGCTTCACGAAGATCCGCCCGTCGTCCAGCGGGAACTCCAGGGCCGCGCCCGTGAAGTCCTCCCGGTTGGACAGGTCGAACCCGCCGTAGCACCGCCGGCCCAGCAGCTGCTCATCGGGATACTCATCCGCGTTCCGCTTCAGCACCTCCGGCTGCACAAAGGCCATGTCGTCGGCGTTCACCATGATGTTCAGCTGCTTGCAGATGAAGTTCGCCCGCTCGCTGGGGATCAGCTTCACCCGGTTCCACTCCCGGATCAGGTCGTCCAGCTGCAGCACCGTCCCCAGTCCCGGGTTCGCCTTGATCCAGCAGCTGGTGTCCTCGATGTCGTCCTCCGGATCCAGCTCCGCGATGAATGCGAACATCCGGTCTCCGACCTCCGGCAGCAGCTTCCCGCTCATCGCGTCCGTGAACAGGTCGTAGTAGTACGCCAGCGGCCCGTCGATGACATCGCCCATCGTCGTGATGTAGATGATCACCGGCTGCTTCCGCTTGACGTTTTTCATCTTGATGACGTTGATCAGCTTGAAGTCCTTGTATTCGTGGATCTCGTCGAAGATCGCCCCGTGCGGGTTCAGGCCATCCAGGCGCTTGCTGTCGCTGGACCGGTGCCGGATCGTGGCGTTCATCTTGTCGTAGTAGATGCCGTCCCGCAGCGGCCGGAACCGCCGCGCCAGCGCCGGGCTCGCCTTGATCTGCCCGCTGCACTCTCCGAACACGACGCCGGCCTGGTCCTTGCTGTTCGCCAGCAGGTAGATGTCCGCGCCACGTTCCCCGTCCTTGCAGGCCAGGTAGGTGGCGTTGCCGGCCATGATCGTGCTC